CAGGTAAGAAGTACATCGGCAGAAAGTATTTCGTACAGAAGAGAAAGCCCAGAGGAGGCAAACGAAGAGTTACCAGTGAGTCAGATTGGAAGAAATATTATGGATCGTCCCCCGAACTCAAGGCCGACGTATCCGAATTTGGAAAGGATAATTTTTCCAGAGAGATCCTGTCCCTCCATACAACTCTGGGGAAAACCAACTATGAGGAGACCAGACAATTGTTCCTTAACGATGTCCTAACAGAGTCTCTTGACAATGGAGAACCAGCATATTATAATAGCAACGTTTTAGGTCGTTACTATAGGAAGGATTATTTTGAATAGTTATCCAACGTGGCAACAACCACCAGTTCCTGACTTCATGCCTTATCTTGATGGTGCAGCTGAGATTATAAAAGATCATGAAATTACTTTAGATGAAGATGGGATATTAGATTTACTACAGATAAAATATAGATGGCCAGAACCAGCGTTGGAAGTTATAAATCAATGCCAAAAAAAGTCTAATGGATTTTTTGATTCTAGAGGTTACATTTATTATGATAGGTGGAAGAGATTATATGATCTAGGATTCACTAGTCTCTTGAGTAACATAATGGATCTTACCTCAGAACTCAGATCTCTTGACGATAAATTATATGAATATAAAGGATCAGAAACTAATGCTAACATGTATCTGAGTGCTGGTACTACAAAACATAGAGCCAGTTTTGATCCACACAACCATGATTATCATGTTATAGTAAAACCAATTTATGGCACTTGCACATGGCTCATCAACGGACAATCTCAAGAGGTAGATCCGTCAGATGTTTTAATCATACCAGCAGGAACTATGCACTCTGTTGTTGAAAATAAAGAACCTCGACTATCCCTTACAATGAATCTAAGTGGATGAGTATATAAACTACATGATCAACCTTGGTGCTGATAACATTCCTCATCTCCGTGAGGAAGATTCTCTATTGTCGCACTCTATAAGAGTTGCTGGTTTACTCTACAACTATGGTAGACCTATGGATGAGGTCAAGGCAGGCCTTTTCCATTCGATATATGGTAATGAATTTCAAAGGTATAAGATTGATGTATCAAGAGAAGAAATTCAAACTATAATAGGAGAACGTTCTGAACATATAGTAAACTTATTCTGTACTTTAAATGACAGAGTAGATACAATATTATATGCCAGAGGTTTGAAAGAACCAGACAAGACAACTCTTAGATGGTTAGAGTATTGTAATATTAAAGATCAAGCTCCAGAAGCAGATATATTAAAAGAATTTGAATTATTGTTAAGGGTTGACGGATAACCGAAAATGTCATATAATATACTGGCATACATAATATACATGAAAATTATTTTTTAAAGAAATGAATTTGTTACCAAACGCTGAACTGTTTTTCTTAAGTGGGAAAGGTGCTAAAAGAAAATTAGTAAAGAAATCAGTTCATGATCTTTTTGCAAATAAAGATGTCCTTGTAGTTGCTGTCTGTGGTGCTTTTACTCCTCCATGTACAGAGATGGTAAAAGAGTATGAAGCATTATATGATACCTTTATGAAAGAAACTATCGTTGATGACATTTATATTCTGTCAATGAATGACCCATTTGTCATGGAGTCTTGGTTCAAGTCTATGAAGATCAAGAAATGCAAACCGTTACCAGATGGAAATGGTGCATATGTACTGAGACTTGCCAACCAAGGCGGAATGTCTGCATCACAATGCTCTATTGAAATGTACAATAAGGGAATGGGTAAGAGAGCATGGAGATGGGTTCTCTTGATAGAAAACAACATACAAATGGTTTATCTAGAGGAAGAGACACCAGATGGAAAAGGAACTAGAGACAACTTAGATAATGATCCATTTGAACTAACTCATGCACAACAGATGCTTGATCTATTAAAGAACAGAGATCAAGTAGATCATATCAATGAAGTAAATGATGCCACTGATAAAGGATTGTATCTAGATAACACGCCAAAACCAGTAGTAAAATCAAAAAATAATCCACTTGATCAAATGGGGTTATGAAAATCATAAGTCTGAAATATTTGGAGGAAAATTTTGATGAGATAGTTGAACGGGCACAATCTGGTGAGAGTTTCTTATTGGATACTCCAGATGGACAGATAGCATTAGTTCCAGATAAAAATATTCTTAAACCAGTTATTGATTCTGGCCAGGCTAAGGACATAGAATACATGTGGAATCACGATGATGGTGCTTGACTTAGGAATAAAAACTGTGTATAATAAAGTATATACAATTTTATTATGATTGAAGTACTTGTACAGAATGACCCATACAGGTATGTGAAGATGCCTGATTTACTTGAGAATGGTCAACCCGACTATCGTATCCAGAAGTGGAACAATCACAATGGTTACAAGGACATGTACCTCTGTGATAACTTCATGCAGTTCAAAACTGCCATAGATGACTTTGAATATACAAAGTGGTTAGATCCAGCTGGAGTTCCGTGTTACATTAAAGATGACTGACGAACCATCTCTACCAGAACAGGCAAAGAATATCACAAAAACTGCCTATGATATAGTTAAGGGTTTCGTTTTCAACGGAATGTTACTTGTTCCTAATGAAGTAAAAAAAGCACGAATAGATATATGTAGAGATTGTAATAGATTTGATCCTGATCGTATGAAATGCAATGAATGTGGTTGTTTTTTGGTAAACAAGGTCAAGTTTTCAGCTGCACACTGCCCACTTAGACTTTGGTAATTATGGAAGAACAAATTGATTCTAAATTGAGAATCGAACATAAAGATTTTATTGGAATATATGAGAACGCAGTAGACCCACGCTTTTGTGATTTCCTTGTAGACTACATGGACAAAGCAGAGTTTGCAGATTTCAAAAGAAACTTTAGTCATGTAAAAGATAAACAGATATGCTTAGATGGATTCTCTCCTAGTGAATCACATCAGTTGATGGAGTACGTTCAGAATTGTTTGTTCCATTATATTAATGAATACACATACCTAGGCAATTTCAGTTATGTAAGTTCTTTAGTTTTACTTCAGAGGACAGAACCAACTCAAGGCTATCATTTATTTCATGCCGAGAATGTGAATTGGAATTTAGAAAGTAGAACTATGGCGTGGATGGTATATCTGAATGATGTAGAGGAAGGAGGAGAGACAGAATTTTTATATCAGAAGTTAAAAGTAAAACCAAGGAAAGGAACTATACTAATATGGCCTGGAAGTTACACTCATTTGCATAGGGGTAATCCTCCTATGTCAAACAAGTATATTGCTACTGGTTGGTGGCAGGGAAATATAGGACTTAAACAAGTTAATACAGCAGGCATATTAGATAAACAATATAATGACAGTATAGGTTCATAATGTCAGATCTACACATTCTTTTTCCTACACCAGTATATCAGAATGTCTTAGACTTTAGACCATCTGAACTTAAGTCTATGTTAGATTTTATGTCAGAGTTGGAGTGGGCTCCAGATAGAGATATAGTCAATAGACTCAATGGGGAGACAACAAAGTTAGAAGCAGATCTTCTCATTAGACCAGAGTTGAAAGAGTTGGAAAAGAAGATAACAGAAGAGGTACATAATTACGCTAAGATATTACAGATTGATTTAACAAAACATGGGTTGAAAAGAATCAATTCATGGGGTAATCTACAAAGGAAGGGAAATTATATTGCAGAACATCGTCACAACAATACTCAGTTTTCTGGAGTCTTTTACTTACAAACTCCAGATGACAGTGGAGATATTGTTTTCTTTACTAGAAATGCCACTTGGATCACAAGTTATTGGGAACCATCTGTAACTGGCTATGACGATCTGAATAGTTTTGAAAAGAGATTTGAACCACAGGAGTGTGGTATATTTCTTTTCCCTGCTCACTTAGATCACTATGTTACTCCTTCCAATTCTAATTTGGAAAGGTATAGTATCTCATTCAATTACAATCTTGATGGTAAGTTCTTTGGAGATTGTAATAATCATTTGACAATCAAAGTATTATGACTCCAGAAGAAAAAGAACTAAGAGCAACGTACAGATTCTATAAAGATACTAAGATGGGTTTCTTTACTAAGGATGGATACGCTGCTGTCCCTTGCGGAGAAAAGAAAAGAGTGATAGTATATGAAGGAGAGATTCTACACACGGCCATCAATGATGACACCGCAAGAAATTGGATCGCACGACATAGGAAGAAAAGAAAATGATTTTACCAGGCTCCACAGTTAAAGTGATT